TCCCTATCAGCTAATCTTTTAGGGTATCGCCACGACCTTGGCTATCGACAGTCAGCCCGGCGTCTGGGAAGGACAGGCCTACGCGGGTGATGTGGTCGATGCTGCTGCGATTGAGGGCGCGCTCCCTGAGTACCTGGAGTACGCGAACATCCGCGAGATGCACCAGAATAGCGCGGTCGGCACGGCATTGTCGGCTGCGGTGGTCGATGGCAAATTGCACCTGGCTATCAAAGTTGTCGATGATGATGCCTGGACAAAAGTTAAAGAAAAGGTGTACAAGGGCTTCAGTATCGGCGGCCGGGTGATTGAGGCGGTGCTGGAAAAGCTGCCCAACGGCACCTATATCCGCCGCATCCTGAAACTGATGCTGACCGAGATCTCGCTCGTTGACCGCCCGGCCAATCCGGACGCGCGCATATTGGTATTCAAGATGGAGGACGCGGCTATGGCCGATACTAAGGACAAGGACACAGAATCCATTACCATCACCCCGGCACTCACCCCCGAGCAACTCGCCGACTTGCAGAAGCTGGCCGGCACGCTCTCGCTGGAGAAGGCCGCGAGCGACCCCGCCAAGATCGTGGCGCTCATCCAGCAGGCCCGCAATGAGTACGAGCTCTCGGGCGATATGGACGCCGCTGCCATGCTGACCCAGGCGATCTCGCTCGTGCAGCAGGTGATTGGCGGGGCAGATGCCGCCGAGACGCCGGAGACTGATGTGGCCGCCGAGCCGGGCGTGGCGGCGGCAGACCAGGCCGTGGCAGCCGCAGCGGCAGCGGGTGATCTCGCAAAGGCCGGGCGGATGCTCAACACCAAGAACCTGGCGGCGATGGAGAACACCGTCAAAACGCTGCTGCAAATGATGGCGACCGCCGGGTCGACCAAAGCGCAAAAGGCGATCGCGGCCATGGCCGACGGCGATGAGATGGCAATGAGTGCGAAAGCGATCGGGAGCGAGCTCGAGAAGGTCTTGCAGCCGTTCGCCGTGGGCATCCTGAATATCAACGATCGCCTCACGCAAGTCGAGCGCCAGCCCATGCCGGGCGGCCCCGTGCTCAGGCCGGGCGCGGTTGCCAAGGTCATCGCCGGGCAAGACCCGCCAGCGAACACCAAGCCCGTGATGCCGGGCATCATCAAGCTGCAGCTTGACGATCTCGCCCGCAAGGCGAGAGTCGATCCGAACCCGACGTTTCAACGGCTCTATCAGGCGCAGATCGAAGATATTCGCAAGCAGTATCAATAATCCGCCCGGTGCGGATGTAGGGGCGCCCCGTGTGGGTGCTCGACACAAGGAGACACATCAATGCAAGTGATCGACCAGACCGGGCGCGATGTCACCGCCGAGACGATCGTGGCCGTCAGCAAAGTGATCGGCGGCGCGGGTGTCGGCCTGGGCGGCTCGATCGATGATCTTCGCAAGGCGACCGGCACCATCACGCTCGCCAACAACCTGATCGCCTATGACCTGGAAGCGCCAGCCAAAAACCTCTATCCGGTGCTGACTCCGATCCGGAACGCCATCCCACGTCTGACAAGGGGCGCGGGCGCAGGCGACGCGGCCCACTGGGTGCAGGTGGATGCGATCGCGGGCAACTCCAATGCGGGTATTCTGCCGTGGATCCCCGAAGGGCAGCGCGCCGGGCGCATGCAGATCACGACCTCACAGAAGAGTGCGAGCTACAAGACGATCGGGCTGGAAACCGACGTGACGTTTGAAGCGCAGTCGGCGGGCATGGGCTTCGAGGACGTGATGAGTACCGCCGGCACGCGGCTGCTGAATCAGTCGATGATTCTGGAGGAGCATGCCATCCTCGGCGGTAATCTCAGTGTGGCGCTCGGCACCACCGCCACCCCGACCACCGCAACCGCAACCACCGGCGGCACGATCGCGGCGGCGACCTACAATGTGCGCGTGTTTGCGCTCACCTATGAGGGCTACCAGATGGCCACCGTCGCCGGCGGTATTAAGCGCCAGTTGACGGTCACCGGGATGGATGGCCAGACCTTCAACCTCAACGGCGGGTCGAGTGCGGCCGGCACCGCCGCCTCACAGGCCACGACCGGCGCAACATCCACGCTCTCGGCCTCAGTCACCGCGATCAAGGGCGCAGTGGCGTATGCCTGGTATGTTGGCGTCAGCGGCAGTGAGAAGCTGGAGGCCATCACCACAATCAACAGCGTGCTGTTCACCAGTCTGCTTGGCACGGGCGCCACGCTCGCCAGTATCACGGACGCCGCGACCGACCGCGCCCAAAACACACTGGCCTTCGATGGGCTGCTCTACGCGGCCATGGGTGCATCGACCGCCTATTTTCGCTCGCTCGCGACCGGCACCGCTGGCACCGGCACGGTGCTGACCGCCAGCGGGCGCGGCACGGTGGCCGAGATCGATACGGCGCTCAAATCCTTTTGGGACAATTACCGCATCAGCCCCGAGGTGATCTATGTCAGCGCCCAGGAGCTGACGAATATCTTTAACAAGGTCTTTGTCAGTGGCTCGAACCCGATGGTGCGCTTCAACATCGACGCGGGGAGCAACGCGGTGTCATTCACCGCCGGCGCGATTGTCGGCTACTACATGAATCCCTACTCGCTGGATGGGGGGAATATCATTCCAATCAAACTGCACCCGACGCTGCCGGCCGGTACGATCCTGTTTTGGTGCAACAACCTGCCCTCGTTCTACCAGGCGGCGAACGTCCCACAGGTGGCGCAGGTGCAGTGCCGGCGCGATTACTACCAGATCCCCTGGCCGATCGTGACGAGAGCCAATGCGACGGGTGTGTACAGCGAAGAGGTACTCAAAGTCTACGCGCCATTCGCGCTCGGCGTGCTGACGAATATCGCCAACGGGTAGGTCGGACAGGTCGGACAGGTTCAGGACGAGTTACAACGAGGGAATTATGCCAGAGGAAAAGAAACCCGAAAAGAAAGCGCCCGATCCGGTCGTCACGATGTTGCACGAGACCAATCGGCATGATTTCACCCTGGCGATCGGGGATGAGACGTTCGCGGTCAAAGCGGGTGAGGCGCAGATCTCGCTCTCGCTTGTCGAGGCCGCCGAGATGGCCGGCTTCCGGCGCGTGACCTAGCGTGGACAGGCCACGCATCGGCGCGCTGGTGCGCGTGTATGAGGGTGGCGGCATCCGGCGCGTGGGCGACCAGGTGCTGACGGCGGCGATTGGCTACATCGCCGCCGTGCATAGCGATCTGATCGTTGATATTGTGGTCGACCTCCACGGCAATGGGCAGCCAATCACCCTGATCGGCGCCGCGCGTCGTGAGGGCACTGGTAACGGCTGGGAGCCGATCGAGGAATAGATGGCCGCATTCGACTACACGACACCCACGAACGTCTTTGCGTGGGGCAGTAGCGCGGGCACCGCGACCGACCCCGTGAACGAAGCGACCGAGATGGCACGCATCGTGACCGGGATGTCGCGCGCCATTGACACCTACTGTAACCAGACGTTCTACCAGCAGGCGTACAGTCAGCAGGTGCTCCCTGCACAGATCGACGCCGACGGTATCTTGACGTGCTACCCGGCCGTACCGACGCTGAGCACACCCACGGCGGCGGACTGGCGCTTTGCCAGGTCAAGCAGCTGGACGGCGCTGGAATTGACACGCTTGGATCTCGAGATCGACACGTTCGGCTGTGTCGTACGCGCGCTCGACACCAACTATCTGGCGTTTCGCGGCAGTAGTTTGCAGATGCGCCTCAGCTACACCGGCGGCTGGGCGAACCTGGCGGCGGTGCCGAGTGACTTTAGTCTCGCCATGGACGCGCTCTGCTGGTGGGCCTACCAGAAGCGCAACGCGCCGACTGACCAGACGGCGATCCCTGAACTGGGCGTGCTGGTGATACCGGGCTCGTGGCCGCCCTATGTCAAGAGCATGTTCAAGAACTATATTCGACAGGTGGTGATGTAATGGCGAAGCAAGTACCGAGCGTTGGGCGGGTGGTGCATTTCGTGTATGGCGATAAGCATCTCGCGGCGATGATCACCGATCCTGAGTTTCGCATAATCGATCCGGGGCCATCTGAGTTAGCAGTCGGGCAGGCACTCGTTGTCTTTCCCGCTATGCAGCCATCTTTCATAACAGTCGCTGCTGTCTCACCGAGTGGAGAGGACGGCACATGGCACTGGCCGGAATACGTCCCGGCAAAGGATTAGCCTGTGACCGTCGCCCTCGCACTCGCCGGCATTCGCACACGCCTGCTGACGATTACCAGCCCGCAGGCCTTCGTCAAGGTCTATGCCGATCCAAAGGAAGCGACCAGCCTGGGGGAAATGCCCTGCGCGATACTGGCCCAGGCGCCGCAGGAATGGCATGCGTGGCACACCGAGGCGATGGGCGGCGGAAGCGGCATGGCCGAGCACGACTACACCGTGGCGCTGTACGTGATGCTCGGCACGCGGCAGACGCCGATCGGGGAGTTGCACAGCCGGTCACTGCCCTGGGCTGAATCGATCTTCCGGGCGCTGGTCGCTGATATCACGCTTGCGGGCGCGGTGCTGCACTTGGGCGATGGTGGGTCTACCATGCTATTCCGCTATCAGATTCGCCCGATTAAATGGGCCTCGGAAGATGAAAATTATTGGGGGCTTGTATGTCTGATACCAGTGGTGGAAAAGCCAGCAAACGTGGTGATGGGGCCCTAGGGCTGCGTTATGTGGGCTGTGGCGCGGCGATCGTCGATATCCCGGC